CGCAAGAAATTACTAATTCTCTTGGTTATTATGGTGGTGAATTATCTTCACAACGCAAAAATGCACTAAAATTTTACTTAGGAGAGCCACTTGGCAACGAAGTAGAAGGGCAATCGCAAGTTAGATCGCAAGATGTGCTAGAAGTTGTAGAGAGCATACTACCAAGTATGATGAGAATATTCACACAAGGCGAAAGTATTGTAAGATTTGAGCCACAAAATCAGGAAGATGTAGAATATTCAGAACAAGCATCAGATTATATCAATCATATCTTCAACAAAGACAACAATGGCTATCAAATCCTACATACAATGTTTAAAGATGCCCTTATATCTAAAAATGGCTTTGTAAAATACTACTGGAAAACTGACAAAGAGCAAAAACAAGAATCTTATGAAAATTTAAACGAAAATGAGTATCAAGCTCTACTTGCAGACAATGAAGTTGAAGTTGTTGAGGTAATAGACGATGAACAAGTTACAAAAGTCAATGAACAAGAGTTTTCAGAGCAAACTTATAATGTTACTGTAAAGCGTGTCAAAGAATATGGCAGAGTATGTATTGAAAATGTTGCACCTGAAAGTTTGTTAGTTACAAAAACTGCAACAAGTTTAGAAGATTGTAACTTTATTGGACAAAGAGTTTTCAAAACTAGATCAGAATTAATAAGCATGGGCTTTGACAAGAAGATTGTCAATGAATTACCAGTAGCAGACGAAGAAATTTACAATACAGAGGCTGTCACAAGAAGATCACATGATGATGAGACTATGCCTCAAGAGTATCAAAACATTGATCCTTTGTTAACAAGAGTAAGTGTCATAGATTGTTACATGAAATGTGACTATGACAACGATGGTATCGCAGAATTAAGACACATAGTGGTAGGTGGTACAGGAGCAAACGCTTATCACATACTAGAAAACGAACCTATAGAGCAAATACCTTTTGCGATGGTAACAGCGATACCTATGCCACACAGATTTTATGGATTGTCTATTTATGATTTGATTGGTGATGTACAAGAAATCAAAACAACACTACTTAGACAAACCCTAAATAACGCTTATCTACAAAACAATGCCAGAACTGTAGTAGTAGATGGACAAGCAAACATTGACGACCTCCTTACATCGAGAGCTGGAGGTATTGTCAGAGTTAAATCACCTAACGCTGTAACACCTCTAGCTTCTCCTAACTTTATGAGTCAAGGACTAGCGATGATAGACAAAGTAGATACTATTAGGGAGTCAAGATCAGGCGTTTCAAAGGTTCAAATGGGTTTAGACGCAGACCAAATAAACAAATCACATACAACTGCAACCAGTACGAATGTGATGATGAACGCATCAACGCAAAGAATAGAATTATATGCTCGTAACTTTAGTGAAGGTATCAAGCGTATGTTTCAGGGCATACTTACTTTAGTTTGTAAGTATCAAGATCAAGAAAGAATTATAAAATTAAGAAATAAATTTGTTTCCATGAATCCGAGAGAGTGGGCAGATAGGTATAATGCTACTGTTCAAGTAGGTTTAGGTACAGGATCACAGGATCAGAGACTTGAAGTTTTAAGTCGTGTTCTTGCTGTACAAGAAAAATTAATTTCTGCTGGTGGAATGGGTATTGTAGATCCACAAAAAATCTATAATACTCTTGAAAAATATTTAGAAAACGCTGGTTATAAAGATGCAAGTCAGTTCTTTAATAACCCAGCTACCATGCCACCAATGCCACAAGGCAACAAACCAAATCCAGCAGTACAATTAGCACAAGCTGATTTGCAAAGACAACAAGCTAAAGATAAAGCAGAATTACAAATTAAAGCAAAAAAATTAGAACTAGATCAACAAAAACTAGCGTCACAACTTATAAAAGAAGATGACGCAAAAGAAAGTCAAAAAGAAAAATTAGCAACACAAATTTTACAACAAGGATTGAGAAGAAATGGTAACGCCTAATATGCCGACATCGGCACAAGACATTATTGATAATTTTTTATCTGGTGGTTATTCAACTGAGGCACAAGCTAATCCTTTTAGAGTGAATGTTGATCCTTTCGTACCACCTGTAGATCCTGACGATGACTCACCAACTGTTGATCCTTGTCCTGAAGGTTACGCATACGATCCTGTAATGAAAAGATGTATGCCTATTGAAGAAGAACAAGAATCTGGTGGTGGCGATGATGATAGTCCTTTTGATCCAACAAAAGCATTATTAGACAGAATGAAAAAAGATCCAACTACAGGTTTTGGAGCTTCAAACATTTTAGATGATTATGTAACACAAGGTTTAGGAGAAGGTACATTTTTAAAATTTGATCCATCTGTTGGAAAACCACCTCCATTTTTTGGGCTTGGATTGCTTGATACTATTTTAGGTGGTGATAAAAGAAGGCAAAATTTATACAATGATGCCATAAAGTTTATGCAAGAAAACCAATATGGTCAAAATGTTGGTAACAATATGTTTCAAATATTTACACCACAACAATATTATAGAAATGTATCTGGTAATTTACTAGATCCTAATGCTACGATGACACCAAGTGGAGAAAATATTTCTGTCGGTCAGGCAGTTGAAAGTGTTTTAAATCCTCAACCACAAAGTGGAGAATCATCAGGATCACCAATAGCCCAAGATCTTTCAGGTGGGTTATTGTACACATCGCCATTGACAAGCGTAAAATCTGATGGCACAAGAGTAAGAAACGATGACGCGTACAGAGCTGCTGTAGCAAGAAACATAGAAAGAAATAAAAAAGATTTTGGTACTTCTAAATTTAAGGTGGGATTAGGATTTACAGGTGGTAGATAAAGAAATAAAAAGAAGCCAACAAGCAAAAGAAATACTTGAAAATCCCATTTTCATAGAAGCAGTACAAAAAGTTAGAACAGAGTTACATAATGAGTGGTTAAACTCTGATTTAAAAGATTCAGCACAACGAGAAAACATTTTCGGCATGAGGAGAATGTTAGAAGTTGTATTGATACAAATACAATCTGTTATGGAAACAGGCAAGATTGTAAAAAAATAGGAGAAATATAAATGGCAGAACAACCAGTAATGGAATCTGCAACAGAAAACACAAGTGAAACTGTTGCACCAACGCCCAAGCCTCTAAAAACAGGAGAGGCTGCTGAAGCTCTGAAGAACTTACTAAATCCAGAAGCCTCTAAGACTCAGACGACAGCAAGTGAAGAATTATCGAAAGATGTAAGCGACTCGGAAACGAATATCGAAGAACCTTTTGATGATCCTGAACTCATAGATCAAATTGAAGAAGAAGAAACATCTAATAGTAATCAGGAACTTTATAAAGTTAATGTCGATGGACAAAAACTTGAGGTCACCCTTGATGAACTTATGAAAGGTTATTCTCGACAAAGTGATTATACTCGTAAAACCGAAAAACTTTCTCAAGATAGAAAGGGTGTAGAAGATTTAAAAAACGAATACACTAGGCAAAACGAGGAGGCTAAAATCAAACGAGACCAATATGAGAAGCAAATTCAAATATTGTCTGAACAATTAAAACAAGCTGAACCATCAAAGGCTGACTTTGACAATTTATACGAAAATGATCCAGCAGAGTATGTTCGCTTAAAAGCCGAACAAGATAGAAGAAAAGAACTGATGGAAAAAACTCGTATAGAGCAAGAAAGAATAGCTGCTGAAAAAAGAGAGGAACAAACTAAACAATACAATGTTTATCTCGATCAACAGAGAAAATTACTTGCAGAAAAGTTGCCTATATATGCTGACAAAGAAAAAGGAGCAGATTTTATTAAAAATCTTACTTCTTACGCAAAAAGTATTGGTTACACAGATCAAGAAATTGCTATGTTAGTTGACCATAGAGCTGTTTTGATGTTAGCAAATGCTTATCGTTACGATAAATTAAAAAAAGCTAATTTGAAAAACAAAAAAGTAACAAAGGTATCTAGGGTTGTAAGTTCATCAAGTGCAAAAGTTCAAGATGATAATGAAGTTGCTAAGCGTATTAAGTCTAAAAAAGCTGCTCTTAGAAAAACAGGTAAAGTAAATGATGCTGTTTCTGTTTTACAAGAGTTGTATTCTCAACCAACAACATAGAAAGGAATAAGTAATGGCACAACCAACCAATACTTTTGACACATATGATGGTGCAAATTCTATAAGAGAAGATTTAGCTGATGTAATTTACAATATTTCACCGACTGAAACTCCTTTTATGAGCAACGCTGCAAAAGGTACAGCGACAAACACATTATATGAATGGCAGACAGACTCTCTAGCAGATGCTGCTGCTAACGCACAAATCGAAGGTGACGACTATACAGGTGATGCAAGAACTGCAACTGTACGATTAAACAACCAAACACAAATCTCTGCAAAATCAGTAACTATTTCTGGAACTGACGATGCAGTAGATAATGCTGGTATGTCAACACAGATGGCTTATCAACTAGCAAAGATGGGTAAAGAACTCAAGCGAGACATGGAAAGAGCTTTTGTAGGAATTGAAAATGCAAAAGTTGCTGGTAACTCATCAACTGCAAGAGAGACAGCTTCTGTTGGAACATGGTATGGTGGTAACAAACCTGGCACATCTTCTGCTGCTGGTAACTTCTCAACCAATGGTTCACCTTCAGCAACTCCTGCTGGTACAGGTGCAACAGCAATAGCTGGTGGATCTAACAGAACCTTTACAGAGGCATTATTAAAAGCTGGTCTTTTAAAAGCCTTTGAACTAGGTGGAGAACCTGAGACAGTAATGATGTCACCATCACACAAACAGTTAGCTTCTGCATTTAATGGTGTCGCTACAAAGTATAAAGATGCGAGTGATAGAGTATCTATCGGTACAACTGACATTTATGTATCTGACTTTGGTGAGGTAGCTTTCGTACCAAACAGACATCAACAAGCAAACAGAGTTGATATCCTACAAATGGATATGTGGAGTGTGGATTTCTTAAGACCATTCCAAACAACTGATCTTGCAAAAACTGGTGACTCTGACAAGAAGCTACTCTTAGCTGAGTACGCTTTATGTGCAAAAGCACCTAATGCAAACTATGGAATATTTAACTTAACTGCATAATTATTTGTAGTCAAAGGACTGGGGGTGTATATTGCACCCCCTTTATCATACAGAGAGGAAAAAATGACAATATTTAGTAATAAAAAACATTCATCAAGACTTTACAAAATTGTGCAAAACTCAAAAAAGATTGAACAAACTGTATCAAGAGGCACAGGCAAAAAACAATCAAAACAGACTTCTGGTGGAGATAGAAAATACGATCCTATGTTAAGCATGAGAAGTAATCAGGGTTTGGAAGTACAAGATACTATTGATATGATGATTGCAAAAGCAATAAAGTAATGGCTAAAAAATTCTCACTTAACGATCCTGACGATCAATCATCAGTAAAGACAAATCTTATTGTTGATGAAGCTGAGAATAAAATACACATAGAAAACTATCAAGACGAATCTACAGTTAAAGAGATCATTGATGCCAATAAAGTTGCACAGAATGAAGGTGCATATAAAGCAAAAGCCTTTACCCATGAGAAGGGTTATCGTGTAGCAAGATTACCAAACATTGTAGTACACCAACTAGCAAAAAAAGGTATCATAAATTACAATGGCAAAGTGCTTGATAAAACTCGTTTCTTTAGGTGGCTTAACGACTCTGATAATAAACACTTTAGAATTTACACAGGAAACTTATAATGGCATTAGACACATATTCGAATCTTAAAACATCGATTGCAAATTATCTAAATAGAAGCGATCTTACTGCGTTTCTTGGTGATTTTATTTTATTAACAGAGGCTCGTCTAAACAGAGAGCTACGAGTTAGAGAGATGGTCAACACAGATACATCTATCACAACAGTAGCTGGTACACAAAGTTACGCTTTACCTACAGGATATCTAGAGGCCACAACAATTATTTTTCAAAGTGATCCTTTCTGTACTTTAAGGTTTATTAGCAACACAGATTTTTATAACAAATACAATAGTAGCCAAGCCAGAGGTAAACCAACATATTTTACAGTAGTTGGAACAAATATATTATTAGGTGTACCACCTAATAGTGCAACAACATTACAAGTAAATTATTATAAAAAACTCGATACACTTTCAGACAGTAATACAACAAATACAATTTTAACAAACTACCCAGAGTTATATCTTTATGGTGCATTAGCAGAGTCAGCACCATTTATCATGCAAGATGAAAGAATAAATACATGGGGTACTCTATACAAAGAGGCTTTAAAAAATGCAAATGAAACATCATCAAGAGGATCTACAACATCATCACCATTACAAATGTCAACCCCTCAGGTGGCATAGATGATAGAGTTTGGTGACTTACAAGCCGATCTACCTAGTTATCAAAACTCAGGTGCATTAGTAGTAGATAATGTTTTACCTTTAGCAAAAGGGTACAAGAGCCTTGCTGGTTTTCAGGCACTTAGTGGCACAGGGTTAAATAATGCAGCAGTAGGGTTGTTTACTAGCTTTAGTGCTAGTGGTTCTACTAACTACGCTGGTGATAGGTCAAAACTTTATCAAATGGACTCCTCTCTTGTCTTTCAAGATAAAAGTAAAGCTGGTGGCTACAATAACTCTATAACAGAAAACGCTAGAGACTTTTGGGCATTTACACAATTTGGATCAAACATAATTGCAACCAACTTTGCAGACAATATTCAAAAATTTACAGAAGGCACAAGTAGTGCTTTTAGTGATCTTGTTGCTCTGA